TATGGAAGCGTTTGACCGGATGAAGCAGGCACAGGCCATCCTGAAGGAGGACGGTATCCTAGTATCAGATCGATTCGGACAACAAAAAGCACACCCGTTGACGACGGTCGAGCGAGATTGTCGGTCAGCCATCATCGTTGGATACAAGGCACTCGGGCTTGATCTAGATAACGATTCAATATGACGCGAATGCGACGCAATCCCAGGTCGGGACGGTCACGGGTCGGCACCCTGTCGAGTTTTCGGCGGGCCTACCTGTTGACGGGTGTCGAGTTCGACTTCCTGTTGGAGGAAGACGAGATAGGCCCAGCGTATCGCTCGGAAGCTGCTGCGCGGGCAGCGTGGAAGGCGCACCGGGACGAACTGACGGCGGAGATGGGCGGCGTCGCAAAGCCTTGGGCCTGGTTCAAGTTCGAGACACAGAAGCGAGCAATCCTGAAGGATGCAGACGCAAGACGGGACCGCCCTGCCTTCCCTGACGCTATACAGCGGGGTGATTGGCGGCTGGATGAGGATCTGCTGTGGGATGTACATCAACATCAATGGCACACAGAGTACTATCGACCAGCTAAAGAGCATCCATGGTACAAATCGGCCTGTAAAGCTGCAAAAAATGGCACGAATGCGGCCAAAATCAAGTGGGATCCGGTATGGATTCGGACCTATACAGACGTTGAAGCGGTCCGCTTGGGCTGCTGGTTCGACGAATCGAAGGCCAATAAAGCCGTTGCGTTCTTTCGGCTACTCCGTCACTCCAAGGGCAAGTTTGCCAAAAAGCCATTTGTCTTGCTGCCATGGCAGAAATTCGACGTGGTTATGCCCTTATTTGGGTGGCAACGACCGGCAGAAGCGGGACATTCGAGCGTCGGGCTGCGTCGATACTCCCACGGCTACATCGAAATCCCAAAGAAAAACGGCAAGTCTACCCTGTGTGCTGCCATATCGCTATACCTGCTGGTGGCAGACGGCGAATCAGGCGCTGAAGTCTACAACGTAGCGGCAGCAATCGACCAGGCCAAGATCGTATTTAAGGAAGCATTGCGCATGGCGCGGGCCTGCCCATATTTTGCGGGAATCCTGAAATATCGGGAGAGCATAAAACAGATTGAATACCCTGGGGACAACGCAGAATACGTGGTCATCTCTTCGGAGGCGGCGACGGCTGAAGGCAAAAATATATCGGGCCTGATATTCGACGAACTCCACGCGCAGAGGGACAGAGACTTATTTGACGCGCTGGTCTACGGTGGCGATGCCCGTGATCAGGGATTATTTCTGAGTATCACGACAGCGGGCGTTTATAACCCGCTCGCGATTGGGTGGGAGCAACATACCTACGCCCGGCGCTGTCTTGCCGGTGAGTCTGGACCCGGTGAGGACACATCATTCTTCGGCTACATTCGCGGCGTAGCGGAGAGCAAAGAAGAGGGATCGCAGGACTGGTGGAAAGATCCATACTGGTGGTATAGAGCAAACCCCGGACTCGGCGTCACGCTGGACTATGATAAGTTTGAACGGGCGGCGGCGACGGCTGCGGAGGTGGCCAGCAAGCAGAACAGTTTTAAACGGTACAAGGTGAACGTGTGGGTGCAAGCGGCGGAGGCTGCGTTCAACATTGCAGACTGGAATCAGTGTCGCCTATTCCCTGAATCGTTCGACTCAGGGCGACAGGCGCAACTTATGGAGCTAATGAAGGGAAGGAGATGCTTTGCAGGGCTGGACTTGAGCGCGGTGTCTGATTTGACGGCGCTGGTTTTGTGCTTCCCTCCGGAACCAGAGGACGACGACCCGTTCTATCATTTCATTTCGCGGTTCTGGCTACCCGAGGATAACATCAAGAGCCTTGGCGAGCGGCACAACGCACCCTACGAGATGTGGGCCGAGCAGGGATGGATTGACCTGACGCCCGGCGACATGGTTGACCTGAAGCAAGTAGAGAATGACATCATGGATTGGGCCGAGCAGTTCGACCCGGTAAACTGGCGGGTTGACCCACACAGGGCGACGGGCTTGATTACACAATTAGACGAAGAGCACGGACTAGATATAGTGCGATTTAATCAAAGCAATGTCTGGTTTAATGGGCCCACAGTGCAGTTCGAAACCATCGTCAAGCGGAACGAGGCGCGGCATTGCGGACACCCGATATTTGATTGGATGATGGGCAATTGCCAGTTCAACCGGGACGCCCATGACCGGATTCGGATAGTCAAGACGCGGGGTATTGAGCGATTCAAAGTAGACGGGCCCGTGGCTGCCGTCATGGCCTTGGATGGGTCAATGCGAGACACGGGCGGCGGTATGGTACTGGGTGCAGGATCTTTAACTGTTGGAGGATAGGAAAACAATGACCAAAACAAACAAGCAAGCCATATACGTCAAGCGGCGGTCGGGTTGTGTCTGTCCAGACTGTGGCGAGATTGCGAAGGTCGGGAGGACCTGTCCACCGTGGGACGGGCTGAGGATTCGATATCAGTATTGCGATTGCGGATGGAAGGGAAAGAGCTTCGAGGAATTGCACAAGCAGGGGTAGTTTTCCACGGCGTGGAATAGAGTCGTTTACAACGGCTAACACTACTGATAGGATCCCATAGTACACCAGGAGGCAAGCGGTACTATTTTGGGATCTGCGGTAGAAAATAACCTGATGGCTGGCGGCATATTGATATCTATCGGATGCGGTAAGGTTCTGTCATTCTGGCACGGCGTGCTGATTGGCGGGGCTTTGCTGTTTTTAGTCGCATTCCTACTGCTGTGGGTTGACCTGTTTTGTGATAATTCGCCGACCATCGAAGGCGGCAAATAATGGGGATGGTGGCGGAAGCATTGAAGCGACGAGCAGAAGCGCGGACCAGCGTCATGCCGGGCGTACACCCTTCGCGACTTGACGACCCTGGGAGAATCTTCGGCACCGGATACATAGACGACGCGACCGGGTTGAACCTGAGCGAGTCCGAAGTCATTGGCGCACCTGCTGTTTTGCAAGCTATGCGGATGATTTCCTGGTCTATTGCGCAGATGCCGTGCCATCTCTATGAGCGGAAGAACGGTAAGCTGGAAGCAGCCAAAGATCACCCGCTGTATTGGATTCTCCATCACGAACCTCATCCCGAATATACCCCCTTCGAATTCAATTCAGCGGTACCATTCAACGCTGCATTCCGTGGCGACTTTTTTGGCCAAATCAACAGGGACTACGGCGAGCAGATAAAAAGTATCCTTCCACTAAAGACTTTCGCGATGCAGGTGGACCGCGAGCGCGGGAATCTGGTCTATAAATACCAGCAGTCCGACGGCAGCACGCGCAGATTTAAGGCAGATCAAATTCTCCACGTCAGGGGCATGTGTGACGGCGGCTTCCTCGGGATGGCTCTGCAACAACTTGCACCCACTTCCCTTGCCAAGAGCGTCGCCATGGACCGATTCGGGGCGCGTGTCTTTAAAAACGGCATGAACGCGGGGGCTGTGGTAGAGACTGACGACATCGCAAAGCCCCACAAATGGAACTCCGAATCAGACAAGCAGGCATTTTTCGACGCACTCAGCGATGCGGTAAGTGGCGAAAAGAACTGGCACAAGGTCATCGGCCTGCCTGCTGGAATGCACCTGAAAACCCTCGGCGTATCTGCTGCGGAATCGCAGCTTATCGAGGGCATGACATTTCAGGTTCAAGACATTGCACGACTGACGGGCGTTCCGCCATCGCTGCTGATGGAATTGAGCCGGGCCACTTTCACGAACTCTGAACAGCAGATGCTCCAGTTTATCCAATTGACGCTTGGCGGGTGGATCGTGAACATCGAGCAGCGCTATCAAAAGAGCCTGCTAACAATGGCAGAGCGCCATCGGTACAGCATTAAGTTTCTGGTGGATGGCCTGCTGCGGACTGACCTGAAGACACAGAACGAAGCGCTTCGCGTGGCTGTCGGTCGCCCTTGGATGTCTGTCAATGAAGCCCGTGACCTTAAAGAACTTGCACCCGTTGAGGGCGAGGACAAAATAGCACAACCCCTTAATATGGGCAATCCTGGGGGTGACCCAGACCAATCTACAGACACCGGGACCGCACCGACACAAGACGGCGATGCAGACACCCGATCAATCTCTCCTGGTTGCCATTGCGGCAGTCGGTCATGCAGCGAGGGCGGCGGAGTCTCTCCTGCCGTCGCCCTCGCGACCCCTAAAAACGAAGCCCGAATGATGGAACTCCGGGACAAGACCCGCGAGCGGCGGGCACTGCGGGGTGCGTTTCAACGGCAATTCAAGCGGGATGCCGGACGCCTTATGTCGGGCGTGATTCGCGAGGTTCGGAAGCTAGCAGAGAAACACATTCATCCGACGATTGCACGCAGCGAAACACGCGACACAGGCGACTTTGTAGCGGCGACTGCGGCGTATTTCGAGGACGAAAAAGGATTTCCGGCTGCGGTGCGTAAAATCATGGGCCCGTTATTTGAGAGCTACGCAGAAGCCGTGGCAGAGGCAGTGGCACGAGAGCAGGGCGGCGACGTTCCAAGCGTGGCAGAATTCCTTGACAGATACACCAAAGGATTTACGAGCAGCAGGGGCGGAAGTCTGAACGGCCAGATCCGAAAGATTGCAGAAGAGATAGGCGACGGCGATTTGTTCGAGAGCCTGGAGGACAGACTCGACGAATGGGAGAACGGCAGAGAGGACGGCAAGCGAGCTAGCCAAGCGGAAAAGATTTCCGGGATTGAGGTCGTTTATCTCGGCGACGGAGTTGCGCGTATGGCATTCGCGGCGCTCGGCGTGACTAGCCTGGTATGGATGGCGAATTCTGGAGCCTGCCCACTTTGTGAAGAACTAGACGGGCAGACGGTCGGCATTGAACGCGAATTCGTGGAACAGAGCGGACAGGTAGAGGGCGACGACGACACACCAACACTGACGGCGCGCAGTAACATCAATCACCCACCACTACATAGTGGCTGCGACTGCACGATAGCGGCGGAATAGCGAGGCGAACCCATGAAGCGAAACATTGAAACACGAATGATGCCATTCGAGGTCAGAGAGGGCGAAGAGTCTGACGGCAAGTTGCGCGGGCGCGCCGTGGTTTACGACTCTGAGACCGTGATCGGCGGTGTCTTTCGTGAGGTCATCAAACCCGGTGCCATGACCAAGACGCTTCAAGAGCAAAAAAACATCAAACTACTCTGGAATCATGACACGAATTTCCCGATGGGCTCCACGCGCTACGGCACCCTCGCGTTTACGGATTCCGTTCGAGGTCTGGATATGGAAGCAGACCCACCGAAGGAAGCGCCATATAGCGGATTTGCGGAAAACATTCGGCGCGGCGACGTGGATTCCATGTCATTCGGATTCGAGGTCCTGAAGGAAAACATCGTCAGGGGCGAAGACGGAGAAATGGACCTTCGGGAAATCCAGGAAATCAGATTGTGGGAGGTGTCAGCGGTGACCTTCCCAGCATACACAGACACAGAGATCCAGGCGAGAGCGGCGGAAGTCGCATCTCGCTGGGATTCAAATAATAACGACTCACCTGTGTTGGGTGAGTCTTCCACGGATGCAGGCGGAGACACGCGCACCACTCAGGAAGCCGGGACCAGCGTTCCCACTTCAGTCGAGCCGGACGGGGCACCGGACTACATCCTCAACCGCTGCGAATTGTTCGCGGCTGAAGAGGAACTGAACTATGTCACGGATTAACGAACTGCGACTGAAGCGGGGCAAGACCCTTGCGGATGCGCGGGCTATCAATGAGCAGGCGGCAAAAGAAAACCGCAATTTGACGGAAGAAGAACGGGCGAACTACACCAAGGCCATGGCCGATTTTCATGACCTCGGCGACCAAGTGAAGCGCGAGGAAGAGTTGGAAGCACAAGAAGAACGCATGAGCCAGCTTATCGTTCCTCAAGCGGACATGGACACGCGAACAGACACCCGCGAAGAAATCACCACGCGAGGCAGTGACCGTGAGGCCCACGAATTGCGGGCCTTCGAGAACTACCTGATTACGGGGGACATGGGTGAATACCGTGCGCTCCAGGCTGACTCTAACGTGAAGGGCGGATTTCTCCAGACCCCTCAACAGATGGTTTCCAGCTTAATTCAGGCCATGGACGATGCTGTAGTGATTCGTGGACTGGCGACGACCTACCGTCTTCCTGCTGCGCAATCACTTGGGCGTCCCTCCTTGGACAATGACCCGGACGACCCCGAGTGGACCACGGAACTCGCGACGGGCAACACCGATGCCACGATGAGTTTCGGCAAGCGCGAGCTTCACCCTCACCCGGTAGCAACCAAGTTGTTGGTGTCTGACACCCTCCTGCGGGCGGTGCCGAGTGCTGAACAGCTTGTTCGCGAGCGGCTGGCCTACAAGATGGCTATCAAACATGAAAACGCTTTCATGAACGGCGACGGAGACAAGAAACCTCTGGGTCTGTTCACTGCAAGCGCGGATGGCATCACCACGGCTCGGGACGTTGCAACCAGCAACACGACCACGGCGATCACTGCCGACAACCTGAAGTACGTCAAAGGCAGCCTTAAACAGGGCTACCGGAACAAGCCCACGACCCGCTGGATCTTCCACCGGGACGCGGTGACGGCAATCGGCCTGCTGAAGGACAACAACAATCGCTATCTGCTGCAAGACAGCATCGCGGAAGCGGACGGCATGCGACTGCTCGGGATTCCAATTGTGGAGTCTGAGTACGCACCGAACACATTCACCACCGGGCTTTATGTCGGCATCCTGGGCGACATGTCGCACTACTGGATTGCGGATGCTCTGAGCGTTCGTATTCAGCGTCTCGTTGAACTCTACGCGGCCACCGACCAGGTCGGATTCCACGTACGTTCTGAGACGGACGGTATGCCGGATCTGGCTGAAGCCTTCGCCCGCGTAAAGCTGGCCTAACTCAAGAAAGGAAATCGAGCTATGAACCTCGAAAACTCAGTTAGCTTTATTCGCTCAAGTGCAGCGGTAGCGGCTGGCACCACGCTGGTCACCGGCGATGCCGTTGACATGGCGGGATATGAAGGCTGTTTCTTCATGATTCCTATTGGCGCAATCGTATCAGGCGCAGTAACAAGCGCAAAACTCCAACAGTCGAGCGATAACGCAAGCGCAGATGCGTATGCAGACATCGCAGGAAGCGCGGTGACGATTGCAGATGACGACGACGGAGGTATGGCAATTATCCATATCTATCGCCCGCGTGAACGGTATCTGAAGGCCCTTGTATCTCGGGCGACTCAGAACGCAGTTGTTGACGGAATTATTGCACTTCGATATGGAGCGCGAAAACTTCCGGCGACGGACGACGCGACCACGGTGATTGAACACATCAAACTCACCAGTCCCGCTGAAGGTACGGCCTAACTAATCCTGCCCAGGCTGTCATTCGTGACGGCCTGGGCAGATAAAGGAATGATATGGAAATCCAAGTATGTCTTAACAAGCGATACGCAGGCCCACGGGGCAACTTTGGGCCTGGGACCGTGATTCGCGTTGACGAGAGCGAGGCCAAAGCACTGGAGGAAGCAGGCGCGGCGGAGCGTGTATCGAAGCTGGTTCCATTCACGGAAATCAAAGAAGAGACCAAGCGCGAGTCACGCAAAGAAAAAGCAATCAATCGGGCTGCGGCAAAGCGCGAGACGGCTGAAGAATGAACCACTACGCGACCATAGACGCAGTAAAAGCGGTGATGAACACGAGCGGGACGGCTCTGGATGAACGGTTATTCACCCATCTGGAGACGGCGAGCCGTGCCATTGACACCCATTGTGGTCGCGTGTTTTGG